GCTAGAAAGATAATTCATAGCCCCTAAACCGCCCTCACCAATTGCGCTTAAAGCAAATGGCGACCGACTTGCTGCGGTAGCAAAACCACCAGCAATAATAGCATTACGAATATCTTCTGGGAGTGGCTTGCCGCCGTTAAACAAATTTCCAATTAAACCGGGCTGATCGTTCGTGCTAAATAGACCACCTACACCCTTAGATATAGATGAACCAAGATTTCCTAAAAAATCTGAGTTTGCGGGAACAGTTTTATTTTGATCGGTCGGCGTTTGGTCACCATCTGCGTGTTGAGATCTTGGAACAACACCACCACGATTTTCTGAATAATGCCAAACAGGCTCTGCGCTAGAATTAATATTGTCACCACGACCATATTGTCCCGCAATTTGAACCGAAGTTAAACTTGGAGTATTTAATTTATTATATAAAGATTTGCTGAAACCTGTGATCGCAGATGTATCAAGCGGTTGATCTTCATATGGAGTGGCGTGAGGTAAAGCCATACCTCCACCGGGACCACTTACTTCAATATCAGGAATATAACTTCCTAAATCCAATCCTGCCTTTTGAACCATAGCAGCGAATAAAGGGCTATCAATAAATGGCGTTGTGCCAAACTGAGCCTGACTTTTCCCAACCCGGCCATAAGTTGCATATGGCTTGCGGTCCATGCTTTCTGGAACTAAGCCGCCCATAGAGGAGCCGCCGTCGGCAAAATGTCCACGGTCAGCGGCGTGACTGGTTGCTGCATCATAATCGACCATACGTAACCCACCCTCCGTCCTGTGAACGGCTGAAGGATTATGCTTCTCAACTTCTTGAGCCATAAGGCCAATGTTGGTTTTAGGATCGCCCTTGTAATTAAACTTGTAAATATTTTGGCCGTCAAATGACTTACCAATTGGCTCAACATTTTCCTTTGTGCGCTCATCCGACATATTAAGAAATGCCGTACCAAGGCCGAGGATTTGGCTCATCGAATTTGGCCCCGGAGCAGTTGACGTACTTGTGCCACCCTGACCAGCACCTAAGCCAGAAGCAATGTTTGCTAGGCTGCCAAGTGTTTGGAATGGATAAGCCTGCTGTTGAGCAAACTGTTGATACTTGGCCGCGTCTTGAGCCTGTTGAACAGCATATGGAATAGCGCCCGCTGTCGATAATTGTTGCGCTCCAGTCATACCAGCGGTTTGAGCAAGGTTGCCGATATTGCCATATTGAGCGCCTAACTGACCTTGCGCCCCAAGGCCAGCCATATAGTTTGCGGCGGCAGCATTGTAGCCAGTATTAGCCATATTGGCCAAGACGTTACCAGTCGCTAAATTCTGTTGGTTCATTAATGCTGCCTGAGCAATTTGCCCACGGTCGCCACCAAATGCACCCTTGGAAATAGTGTCGCCCAACAACTGCTGTTGCTGTTGTTGGTTAATATTTTGTAATTGAGCCGCAGTCGCGCCCATGGCCTGCTGCATATAAGGGTTCATGTAACCCGCAACACCTTGAGCATAGTTTTGAGGATTATAACCCATCGCCGCCTGCTGGGTCATTTGACCTGCCTGCTGAAGATAAGGTTGAGCCGCCTGAGAGTATTGTTGGGCCTGATTAATACCTGCCTGTTGGGTCGCATTGATATTTGGAACCAACTCGCCAGTGTACGCTTGATAGGGCTGCTGCTGAAGGGCTTTACCCTGTTCAGTCAGATACTTGTACATATCCTGTACAGCCTGTGGAGGCGCACTCGTGGACGTCGTTGTGGCTGAACCCTTGGAACCCATCGTAAAACCCTCAGTCTACTTCTTCTGCGGTCGAACCAGTTTTTGCGCCCCAGAGGAAAAATGCCCCAGCGGGTTCACCAAAGTTACGCTCGTAGAGTGCCACTTTAGCACTTGTTCGCGTATTTGACAAAACCCCAATCATTAATGGCAACTCAAGATCAGTCGCCACCTTTTTAGCAAACTCAATTAGTTTCTGAACCCGCGATTCCTTAGCATTCCGGTAATCTGGATGCACAAAAACGCACATTTCTTCCAAGAACTGCTTGTCTGAATACCAGTAATTGGCCACCCTTAGGACAACCAGTCCTTCTAAATTATCTCGTGGTCCAATAACACCAATGATGCCGTTGGTCTGGGACAATTGCGGCCACAAGGCTTCCGCAACCTTGGTGTCGTTAAAATCAAACAGCCCGTTTTCCTTATGGACAATACGGGCCAATTCCATAATTCCCAGTAGATCATCCCGCGTTGCAACACGGACACGGGCGGGGGTAGTAATTAGTTCAACTTTACGGTTTTTCCGTGCGCTTTTTGATAAACGAACACGCTTTTTTGGTTCAGCAATTTGCATTTATTAGTCCTTCTTTGGCGGTGGTAGTTTCTTTAGCGTTTTAATTAGGTCGTGACGAGCCAAAACCACGAAATCATCAAGCAAACGATGCCCATAATCAATGCCACCACCCCCAAGAGAAGTGACAACACTAGGAGGAATAACATATTCCCCTCCAGCAGCGACGATAGGCGCGAGAGAAGCGTTTTGTTCCAATCTTGGTCCACCATTATGCCCCATCATATTTAGTTTAAAAGTATTTTTATGATCATGACAAAGACTATCAAAGACATCATGCCCCGCATCTGTATTACCTTCACCTAATGATGAAACAATATCAGCCGGGATAACGTATGAACCAGCGGGGACGTGCATATTAAGGTGGTCAGTTCTTCCTGCGACTGCCGCATGGATAGGGCCGACGTGCGCCCGCGAATCACGCGCCGAACTGTCTGAAACATCAGAATTGGTTAGTGGCTTTGGGATGCCGCCAGTTGCCTTGCCCGATCGAGCAATATTCAATGCAGCCGCCACGGCCTGATCATGCGGATGCCCCGCACGGGACATTTCGCTTATGTTCTTACTAATTGTGGCTTGCGATGATCCATGTGCTAACGGCATTATGAGTATCCTATAGAAACAATCGACCCAGTTCCCGGCACAAACACCAGACCAGTCGCAAATGGTATCTGCACTTGGTATATACCAAGCGTATTAGGGACAGCGTAAATTCGGTTCCCCGTCAGAGTAGACGTGCTATTTGTGTCGTAGATGTAGCCCTGAGTTGAGCCAGCAACAATCACGCTTACGGTAGACAGCCAACCAGCAGATGATTTTATAACCTTGCTGGCTGAAACTTCTTTTGTTGAATACGAACCATCATGCGTACTCAATAAATTAACGTATCCGTTAATCGCCTGAACGCCGTTTTTTTGCGTGGTGAGAATATCATCCAAACTAGCCATTAGAATTTCCCATCCATTTGGTAGCGATACTTAATGCCGCCAAGCCGCCAAAATGTGCCAGTATCTGTGGATGATAGGCTAAATGACATAAAACGCGCCCTAATCCGGCACGATATATACTCAGTTGATTGCGTCATGGGAAACGTAATGGACGTTACTTGCCCCGACGGTGACCCTGAATAGTAACTAGTTGATGGCGAAGTTGCGGCATCTGTGGCGTAATTGGTATAATTAATGGTCAAATATACGGTGGCATTAGTGTTACCACTGTATGTACCCCATTTCATGTCGGGCCATATTTGGTCAACAAACACAAGGTTGTCGGCCTCGTTTAATTGGAAGTAGCCCGTTGAGAAGGACGACTGCATACCAGTTGTTTGGCCATTATATACGGCGTCATTACCAACTTCGTGCTGATAAAGCCAATTGTCACTGCCTGCGCCAATAGGTGCGCCAAGGACAGACTGGTCAATCCAAGCCGTGCGGCCAAGCGTACCATAGTCCCATTGTTGCAACGCAACATTGTACTTCACATACGAATCATTTTCCGTTGATGAAGCCGATGGGTAGTACCAAGTAATCTCATTGAATTGGCTATTTACGCCGCAGCATACTTTGCTGAGGTAAGACGTATTGATGTTTTGGAATATAACATCCCAAACAGGGCATGGTATTGCCTGTGGTCCAGAACCCATAGACATAAAGAACTGCTTTTGGCTCATCCAATATACAGCGCCGTTTAATTGACCCGTGCAATGCCGACTAATCGCGCCGCAGTTAGAGCCAATTTTATTGAACCCATATACTAATGGTGCGCCAACATATTGCATCGCCCAAAGGTCCAAGTCAGTCCACAAAAGACCTTGCTGTGGGCCTTGAATACCCGCAACAATTTTTGACCCAGTTGGGATGCGGAAACTACCTGCTTGGTTAGTTACCGTGGCATTCCACGTTGTGAAGTCACCGATATCGCACCAACGCACCAACAAGGGGTCGGCTTGTAAAGGAAAAGATGAACCATAGGCAATAATTTGGCGTTCAGGCATGGCTACAAAAATACCCGAATTAACTAATGGCCCATTACCGCCAATAATTTGAGCATTTTGTAATTGGCCATTGGGGTCATAATAATAAATTGCCCCACCCGCTGGGCAAGCAATCAAATATGATCCAAAGTTATCTAGTGTCCAATCTGTTGCAGTTATTGGTGTCCCCGGCACAGATGATTGAGTTGTTCCAACCCCAAACCCGCCAGCACCAAAACCACCTACACCAAATCCTGTTCCAGTAGGTTGGGGTCCAATCGCTATATAAAAATTTGACTGAACATTCCCACTGTTTTCAGCCGTTGGTCCAGCCGAAGATGTTGCTGTACTTGCCGCAGCGAAGGTAAAAGAACTTGCACTTGGCACTGTTAAAATCGTGTATAAACCAAATAAGGTAATGCCACCAACAGTTGTCGAGACACCCACGTAAAAAGTATTGCCGGGCAAATAGCCGTGATTGTCCAAATAACAAGTTACCGTTGATTGGCCGCTCGTAACTTTAAATGCTGGGACACCAACTAATTTAGCCGTTCCAGTTCCTGCCCCGACACCTGTGGCATTGAAAATAACGCCAACCGTGTTGGCTGACGCACCAATTAGTGTAAAATCAGTCGAACCAACACTTACAATTTGATAAGTATTTCCAACAACGAATGATCCAGCAACCGTATTAGTCGATGTATTAGCCGTTGATGTGGCCGCCGATGCAGCAGTAATTGTATATTGGTTGCCTGCCGCTGTTAGCAAAGAGTATGGGCCAGACAAAACTATTCCGCCTACGGAAACGGGCGTAATGTATTCAACATAATTTAAAACTGACGGAGTTATGTTGATATCCGTCACTGTAACCGTTGTTGACCCAGACGTTGTAGAGAAAACTGGGGCAGTATTTGTAACCGTGTTTTGGGGCGTAATATTTTGCAAGTTATTGCCAGTCAAAACATTAAGTGATGACTCACAACCAACGGCCAAGTGGTTTACAGCATTTAAATCTGCCCAACCTTTAAGCGCCCTAATCTTGGATGACAAAGCGGAGCCATAATAATTAACCCAACCGCCCAATTTTTGAGCAAGGCCAAGACCATTACGTTCTGGCAAATACCGAATTAATTGAGATGCAGAGTACGCGGCCTCATTGAGAGCAAATGTCGTATTTGTCTCAACTCCCGGCTTAAGGCGAATAGTTGCGTGGGGCATGGATTACCCCCGCGTCGGTGTTGCAGCAGGGGCTGGCGAGTACGATGTCCAAGCCGAAGCCTCAAATTTCTTACGGTTTTCTTCAATGAGAGCCGAACGTAAGAGAGCCTGATATTGAGCCTCATACGTCTGAGCCATTTGCGGGTCATCATTAATCTTTCCAAAGTTACGTTGGAAAGCCGAAATGTAAATCATGGATGCCATAATAAACATATCTGGAAGATACGTTGAAATGAATGTCGTAGTGTTCGTGCCCGACAATGGGGCCGACCGAACTGTACCAGTTAGGCGAACAGAATAATTTGAATCAGGAATTGGACCAACAATCATGTATTGGCTTGTATTACCTGTAGTAGCAGTATCGCCCCCATAAACAGCAAAATACTGTGGTAAGCCCTGCGTAGAGCCAGTTCCGTATACATTTTGAATAAACTCTTTAGTAACAGGCAGAAGCGGAGAAGAAACACCAGAATTGATAACTTCAAATGTCTGCGGCACAATAAACTGAGACGTTGGAAGCGTTAATTGATTACTTCCAGACGTAAGTGAATAGGCCGACGTGCTAATTTGCGTAGACAGAAAATCCAAATCGCGCTGCATACGCAATTCAGCATAATCAATCATCGACGGAATAATGATCGTATAATTGGTATCCGTTACCGGAATAACCGCCATAGTCGCAATTTGTTGGATATATGACGAGTATGTAAGGGACATAATTATCCAACCATATTAAATGCCAGACGTTCGACATCTGAAACGCGGCGCGACCAACCTTTGCCAAAAGTAGCATAAGTTGGAAGGCTTTGCAAAAAGGCTAACCGGGCTTCGCAGATTCTCGTTGCAACTTCACGAGCGTTAGCCGCTTCACAAGCGCGTAACGTGGCGGGGCCGACTTGTCCGTCGACGGGAGTAACACCAAGTACCGACTGAAGGGTTTTCGCCGCACGGGCTACCCCACTATTAACAGCCAGATCAAAAGTGGCATAGTCAACGCCAAGAGAAAGTGAGTCGCCACGGATTTTATCCCAATAATTAGATTTGTATAAGGGGGAAACATCTTGTGGCCCCAAAGCCCTCATATCGGCCTCCGTTACAGGGTGGCCGACCCAAGATTCCCAAACTTTTTGCGTTACGCCAAGGTTCGTACGACCGCCGGGGTCTTTTGGATTATCAACGTAACCGCCTTCTTCCTTCAAAACCAAGGCAAGGCACTGTTCAAAATTACCTTGCACGGCTTATTCCTTAGGCGCAGGCGAATGCTGGTGAGATGAGCCAAAATAATAAGAAAGCACTAAGGTTAAGGCTGCATCAAGAGTACCAAGAACCCGCGCAATCAATTCCCGCATTACGTCTGGAATGACGCTATTAAGCAAATGCCATTGGATAAATACCCAAGCGACAATGACAACTACCGCCAAAATACGGGGCGTCCAATCATGCGTTGCAATAGCCATTTGGCGGGCAGAATTTCGGTCATCAGCAGCAATACGCTCCAAATCAATGTCTAACGACTTCATTTGCGTCTTGAAGTCAGCATCAATCTTTTTGAGGGCCGCTAATTGATCACCCGTTGGGTTGGCAAGGGCGGTCATAATATCGTCCTGAGTGCCGTCCTCATGGCCAAACAAAGCGCCAGACAAAGCCTTAACCGCCATGCCAGCAACTGGGCCACCAAGAGCCGTAGCAATTGTGGGGGCAACTGAACCAATCAATGGTCCAAAAGTTTTAAGAATGTCCATGTTACTTCACCGTTATCATAAGGAATATGCCAATTGCGCCAATGCCTAATACCAGAAAACCCACAATACTGCTAACCATAATCAAGTCCTTGCGGTTTTCTTCCTGTTCTTTCAATGCAACCGCAGCCTGACGGGCTGCCTCCTTACGCATTTCAATGACCGACCTTTGGATGCCTTCCCACGCCGCAGGGCCATATTGGCCAACAAACATATTCTTTACATCCAATTGCATCTGCTGTGCCTTGGCTTTGACAGCATAAATTTTAACCGCCTCAGCCTCAAATTCGGCTTGGCTTTGGAATAGTTTCTTTTTGCGAGGAGATGATGCCACTGTAACGATTTGGGCAACCTTACTGAAAAGATTGCCCACTTTTTCGGCAGTATCCATCACGTCCTGACCCGAATCGACGGCGGACTTAATGCTATTATAAATTGCAGTCGCGCCAGCGATAAGGGTAAATGGGTCCATGTTTAGTCCATATTATTCGGCAGATGGATTTTCTGGCGCAGATTCTGCCACAATAGGCGCGGCCACAACAGTCTCAATTTGAGGCTTTGCCTGCCCATGTAACAAAGTAATGAGATCAGCAACTTCAGCATAGACACCAGCACCAAGATGCTTAAGCAAAGTGTTAACGTGAGCAACGGTAAGTTTAAGTTCAAGTTCAAGATTTTCCATTTAATCCTCTTAAAAAGGTGGGTTTTGTGTTTGTATTAATGGT